GCCAAGGCCAAGCGCCCGCCCAAACTCATCGTGACATACACCAGCCCCATGGCTCCCACCACGTCGGCTCGGTATGTGGATTCGAGTGCGGCGGCAGATGGGGATGGACTGACCCCCGAAGCCGCCTGGAACGCGCTGTCCGATGTGCCGCTGGATTGGGGATATGGCGATACGCTGTATTTGGCGGCGGGAGGCACCTATCCGGGCCTGCTCTACAAGCGCGCCGACATGCACGTCCGCAAATACGGCACGGGCGCCGCCCCGATCCTGACCGGCGACGGCGGAGATTGCATTATCGACGTGGGCACGGATAGCAGCAACGTCGATATTCAACTGGCGGAATCGGATAACGGGATCAGCGTCACTGGGGCTACCCACGGTTCCCTAAATATCAACATTAGCCAGACGGTTAAAAACCGGGGTATCTTCCTGTCCGCTACAGCCAATGGGATCGCCGGCGATGGCACGACTGCCGTCTATGATACGTGCGAGTTTTCAACGTTGATGAATATCACGTCTCGGGGAATAGCCTATGGCGGGACGGCCGGCGGAAGTATCATTCTCGGAGGAAATATTACCGATCTTTATATCGACGGATCGGACGATAAATGGAGTGTGGATAACATTGTAGCCTCGTTGAAGGGCTACCATCCGGCTCGCTGGTTTCTCTGCAATATTCGTGGCGAGGGTAATTCCGAAGGTAATCTTTTCGACATCAAGGGAGGGATGTTCACAGACTATGAAAATGGATTAATTTTAACAGACGCAGAGGGGATCGGATCACTCGTCACCAGCTATGGCGATATCGACATCCATTTGGGCGGCAGCTACCAAACGTACAGCCGCATTAAAATCCACGACGGAAACAGTCCCTACATGATCGGCATTTTCGATGATGACACTCCTGGGACCGGCCTGACTCATCATATTCGCGGCTGGAATATCGTCGGATATAACGGCGCGGGCCGGGGAATTTGGGTAGACAATACCGTCGAAGGGCCTATCGATTTTCGATTTTTTACGTTCGCCAATCTGGTCGGCAACGGCATTAATTTCAGCGCCAACGTCGCGGCGCAAGAAGAATCCAATTTTTCGGATGGCATTCTTTATAACGTCGGGACCGGGCAGGTGGCTGCAAACACCATCGCCTACACCCTGGACGAAACCAAACTTACCCTGGCGCGTCTGATAAATTGGAGTTCGACCGATCCGGATTTTGCCTCGTGGCAGGTGGATAATGGAACCGGCACGGGCTACTCCCTTCTCACGGACGCCCAGGCGATGGGTGGGTTTGCGGGATGGATAAATCTGTATCACCTCGACCCAAAATTGATCAATCCGCTCGGCGGTGATTTTAGGCTTAAACCTGGAAGTCCGGCTATCAATGCGGGTGGCACGTGGGCGGAAAGGAACACGGATTTTGACGGCAAATCGATGCGCGGTTCGGCGTGGGATATCGGGGCGTTCAACGCTTTGGTTGCGGGGTTCGGCCTTTCGCATCCGATCTGGCAAACTTCACAGGAGGCCACTCAGTGAAAATTTATACGACGCTCGTCCTGGACACCGAAACCGGCACGGTCCTGGACGCCGAGGTGGAAGACTACTTTGGCCCGGTAGCCGAGTGCAAGGGCGGCAAAGGATCGTCCGCCGTTCCGGAGCCCCCGGCGGCTCCCAAGGCTCCGGTGACGCCTAAGAGTCAGATCGACGCGCTTCGGGCGCTTCGGACGACCACGGCCGACAACAGGAAAAAAGCCGCCGCGGCCGGCATCACCACCGGGGTTTTGACCTCTCCGACGGGCCTCGAAAACCCGGCCGAGATTCAGACCAAGAAGCTCTTGGGGTGACAACATGGAAGGAATGACGCCTCTGGCCCAGATAAAAGCCTCCTTTCAGGCCATGATGGACGACCGGATTAACTATCTGGAAGACTGGAAGGCGCTCGCCCAATATTTTCTGCCGACCAAATCCCGGTATCTGTCTTCCGAGACGGAGGACACCAACAAGGGAATGATCCGGTCGGACATCCTCGATTCGACCGGCGTCAAGGCGGTCAGGATCGCCCAGGCTGGGCTTCACGGCGGCATGACCAGTCAGACCCGGCCCTGGTTCCGGCTGACCTTCCCGGACCCGGCCCTGTCCCGGCGGAGGGATGTCAAGGAATGGCTCCACCTGGTCGAGAAGAACATGAGAAATGTCTTCGCCAACCGGAGCAACTTCTACTCCCAGATGGGTTTGGCCTACCAGGAACTTCTGGTTTTTGGAACGGATTTCATGTTCGCCACGCCGACGGGCTTTGGCCCGAACTTTGGTATCAAGTTTGACGCCCTGACAGCCGGCGAATATGCCGTCGGTAGCGATGAAATGGGCCGGGTGAACGCCGTGGCCCGGAAGAAGGAGTTCACGGCGGCGCAGTACATCAACGCCTTCGGGCGGGAGAACTGCCCGGAACTGATCCGGACGGCGGCCAACGACCCGTCTCGGAAGACGAATCGTTTCATGTGGCACCACCTGGTTATGCCCCGGCAGGATCGGACCTACGGGAAGATGGACTCCAAGAACAAGCCGTGGGGTTCCTGGTACTGGCATTCCGGTTCTGGGGACCAGGAAGGCTTCTTAAGGGAAAGCGGCTTTGATATGTTTCCGGGCCTGGGCATCCGGTGGGCCGTGACGGGTTCCGACGATTATGGGTCGTCTCCGGCGGCTGATGTCCTCTGCCATGCCCGGATGCTCAACTCCATGAAGTTCTCCTGGCTCGCCGGCCTTCAGCGGGCCAATGACCCGCCCATCGTCACTCCCGGTGGCATGGACCATGCGGACCTGATGCCGGGCGGGGTCAATCCCGTCAACGCCACGGGCCAGCAGGGTAACGCCGTTTACCCGGCCTACCTGATCGACCCCCGGACCCAGGAAACTCTGGTGGCCATCAACGACACCCGGCAGCAGATTCAGGAAGGGCTCTACAATGACCTCTTCCTGATGATCGCCCAGACCAACAAAATCATGACCGCGACCGAAGTGGCCGAGCGGCAGGAAGAAAAACTGACTCAGCTTGGCCCGGTCCTGGAACATTTGATCGACGAAGGGTTCATTCCTCTGATTGACCTGGTGTTCTATTACATGATCCAGAACGGGTTCGTCCCGCCGCCGCCGGAAGACCTGGCCGCCTCGGGCGTGCCGATCAAAGTCGAGTTTATCTCTATCTTGGCTCAGGCCCTTAAGCTCGTCCTGAATAATTCGATGAACCAGTTCATCGGGTTCGTGGGCAACGCGACGCCGATCTGGCCGGAGATGCGGCATGTGGTCAAGCCCTACAACGTGGCCGCCGATTACGCGGACGGCCTCGGGGTCAACGTGACGAACATCAACTCCGAAGAGGACTACCTGATGGCGGTCCAAATGGAGCGGGAAGCACAGCAGAGACAGCTGGAAATGGCCCAGATTCCCGAGATGGCCAAGGGCGTCAAGCATCTGTCTCAGTCCGACACCAGCCAACCTTCGGCCCTGGCCGATCTTCTGGCGGCGGGAGGTGAGCGGTAGTGGCTAATCTCGACCTGACCGAAGCCCAGATTGAGTCTTTGTTCGCGGTCCCGTCCGAGAGCAAGGCGAAACGGGTGTCCGAGTTTTCGGCGGAAGAACTAAAGCATCTGTTCAAAGAGCTTACGTCTTCCAAGGTCGGGCTTGACATCCTCTGGTGGCTCTTTGACATCACTCATATGTGGCATACGACTTTCACAGGCAACGCTCTGGGGAACTTCAAGGAGGGGGAACGCAACGTCGGTCTGGCGGTCCTCCGGGAAGCCCTTAAGGCGCGGCCCACGGTTTTTGCGGATATGGTCAGTCAACATCTTGTAAGACAGGAGGCAAAGAATGTTAGAGAATCCCGTCCCGGCTCCGGCACCTAACCAGACTCCGGACCCGGCTCAGACGCCCACACCCAATACCCCGGACCTGAGTCCGACTCCGGCCCCGACGCCCGAGTCCGCGCCGGCCCCTGCGGCCCCGACGCCCGAGGCTCCCAAGGTTCCGGAGAAATACGAAGCGTTCACGCTTCCGGACGGCGCCACGTTCGAAGGCCCGCCGCTCGAAACCTTTTCCACCCTGGCCAAAGAGGCCGGTCTGTCCCAGGAACTCGCTCAGAAGTTCGTGGACATGCACCTCGGCTTCCTGGGCCAACAGCAGGAAGGGTATCTGGCGGCCATGCAGGAGCAGGAAAAGACCTGGGGCGCGGAGCTTCTGAACGACCCGGAGATTGGCGGAGCCAAGTACGATGAGTCGGTGTCCAAAGCCAATCGGGTTCTCAAGACGTTCGACACGGACGGCTCTCTGTTCAAGCTGATCTCGGACGCCATGCTGACCAAAAACCCGACGATCATGAAGTTCATGGTCCGGGTCGGCCAGGCCATCGGCGACGACGCTCTGGTGGACGGGAAGACGCCCAAGGTGCTCCCCAGGGATCAACCGGCGTATATCGGGGTTTATGGCTCCGGTTCGCCGCTCAAAAAGTAACGAAAGGAAGGTTTATAAATGACCGCCACTTTTACTTCGACCACGGCCTATACCATGGCTGAAATTGCTCAGTTCTACCAGAACGACGGCAAAATCTACAACATCATCAACGCGCTCGCGCAGAACAATCCGATCCTCGACCACGCCCTTTGGCTTCAGGGCAACCTGACCTCCGGCCACCGTGGCAAGATCGTGACTTCCCTGCCGTCCGCCGATTTCCGCCGGCTCTACCAAGGGACTCCTTATAGCAAGTCCGGCGTGGCGACTGTGGAAGAACCCTGCCGTCAGATTTCTTCCCGGTTCGGGGTTGACATCGACGAACTCCGGCTCTACGAAGGTGACGCGCAGAACGCCTTCCGGTGGCAGGAGGGCCTGCGGCACGTCGAGTCCATGCGCCAGAAGTGCATGAATCAGTTGATCTACGGCTCTCCGGATGCCGATCCCGATCAGCTTCGCGGCCTGGCGGCCCACTACAACTACTCGGACGGCCCGAACGTCGTTGCCGCGGGCGGGACCGGCGCCGATGTCTGCACTTCCATCTGGGGTGTGATCTGGGGCGTCGATGCCTTCCACGGCATATATCCGAAGAACATGCCCGCGGGCGTCCAGCACGAAGACCTGGGCGTCTTTGACGCGGAAGACGCGAGCGGCTACAAGTACCGCGCCGTTGGCGACGAGTGGAAGTGGAATCTTGGCTTTTTCCTGGCCGACTGGCGGATGGCCGTCCGTATCTGCAACATCAAGGTGTCCAACCTGTCCGTCATGGACAACACTTCGGTGAACTTCATCAACCTCAACGAACTGACCATCGACGCCGAAGCCATGGTCCCCACCGGCTACCGTGACCGTATCCGGTGGTATGTCGGCCCGAGCGTCATGAAGACCTTGAAGAAGCACTCCTCCAACCCCTATGAGGTCAACCTCTACTCCGGGGAGTGGGGCAATGCGAAGAAAGTGACCATGCTTCAAGGCCACCCGGTCTTCGAGTGCGACGGCATCTCCGAAGCCGAATCGGTTCTCGACACCCTGTAATTCATCAACTTGGGGCCGGGCGTAAGCCCGGCTTTGAAAGGAGTTTAAGCAATGCGTGACAATCTGAACATTTCCATGGACGAACAGGTGGTGGATGCCGCGTCCACCGATGAAAACGGTTCGGCGGTCTACGTGGGTGGGCTGGCTCTGTCTCAGGGCCGTCCTGTCGTGGCCGACATCCGGGTGGGTGTTGATTTCGACACCCTGACCAGTGTCATCTTCAAAATCCAGGGGTCGGCGACTTCCGCTTTTTCCTCGGCAACGGACCTCTACACCTCGTCCGCCGTGCTCCTGGCGGATTTGGTGGCCGGGTATCGGCATCCCGTGCGCTTCGTGCCGCCGTCCGATCTGGCTTACCTCCGGGTGGTGGTCGCCACGACCGGGACGAACGTGGCCGGCACGATTTGCGCGGAGTTCCTGCCCTACGACGTGGTGGCCGAAGACCTGCCGTTCAAGGATGGTCTCTACTTCACTCCGCGTAACACGAGCGGCGCCGCGGCCACGGCCAACGCGTAACGGGGTGACTTGTGAAAAACGTTCTCTACATCTGCCGGCAAGACTGCGTGGACGCCAAAGGGCGGTATTGGAAACGCGGCGAAACGGCCACGGAGTCGGAACTGTTGCGGGTATTCAAGTACCTGCCGCAGTTCTTCAAAGCTCCGGAAGAAGTTCTCAAGGAGTCGGAGGCCGTCATCGGGACGGCCCCGTCCCTCAAATCCTCCAAATCCAGTCTTGATCCGACCGGCCTTAAGACCGTCACGGAGATGAAAGGCTGGCTCATCAAACGCGGGGTCATGGTTCCGCCGGGGACGAAACTGGCGGGCCTCGAAACCATGATAAAAGCCGAGATCGGCAAAATCCAGGCTGAAGCGGCCAAGGCTTCGGCGGCGATGTCCGATCCCGATTTCGATTAACTCTTCCGCTTCCACGCCCGAAAGGGCGTGGACTATTAAACCAAAGAGGTCTTTATGTCTCGGTCGGAAGTTGACATCTGCAACATGGCGCTCCGGGAGATTTCCGTGGAGTCGATAGCCTCCTTGACGGAACTCAGTCAGCCGGCCCGGGACTGCAACCTGTTCTACGACACGGCCCGGGATGACACCCTTCGGGCGTTCTACTGGAATTTCGCCCAGAAGCGGTTGACCCTGACGGCGCATGAGGTTCCGGATGAGTTTGACGATTATCTTTATGCCTACGATTATCCGGGCGACTGTATCAAGATCAAGAGCCTTCGGGCTTCGGGCGGCTCGGATGAAGAGATATTCGAGGTTTTTACGTCCTCGCTGGATGAACGGATCATTCTGACCAACGTCGAGGAAGCGATCCTGGAATACACGGCTCGGGTCGAGAACCCGGCTCGGTATGACGAAACCTTTGTCGAGGCTCTGGTCCTCAAACTGGCCGAGAAACTGGCCGTGCCGCTCCGGCAGAACCCCGGTCTAAAGTCGGTCATGTTCCAGCAGTTCTCCCTCAAAATCCTGGAAGCGGACAAGAACAACCGGCAGGAAAGAAAGAAACCCCAGAAGGACAACTACTCCTGGTTCAACGCTCGGCAGGGGATAACCAATGCTTCGGGCTATTAAACGCTCGTTCACCGGCGGGGAAGTCTCCCCGACCATCGAAGTCCGGGACGACTATGCGAAGTTCGCCTCGGCCTGCCGGAAGATGGAAAACTTCACGGCGCAGCTTCACGGCTCCGCCCGGTTCCGGGACGGGACGAAGTTCGTCGCCGAGCTTCCGTCAAGCGGAGCGCTCAAGCCCTTCGTCTTCAACACCGAGGCCGAAGACATCTACGTTCTGGTCTTCACGGATTTCGAGCTTCGCTTCTGCCAGGGCGAAGGACTGGTCGAAGATACCGGCGTCGTGGTTTCCATCGTCACGCCTTACGCCGCCGCGGACACGGAGCGTATCGACTACACGCAGCTTGGGGATAAGGTTTACCTGGCTCACGCGGGTTACGCCTTCCAGGAACTCGCCCGGTCGTCCCATACGTCCTGGGCAATTTCAGCGTTTTCCGCCGCCACGGCCATCGACGCCCCGGCCAACCCGACCGCCACCTGGAGCGGGGCCGCTGGGTCCACGACCATCGAATATGTCATCGCCGCGGTGTCCGATGCCGGGGAGATTTCCCTGGCGTCCGCCGTCGCTTCCGTGGCGACCGGCCAGCCCTCAAGCGAGTGGGTGGCCGGGAACTCTACCAGTCTGGCCTGGGACGTGGTGGCCGATGCCGACGAGTACTACATCTACAAATCTGAGGCCGGGATGTTCGGGCTGATCGGGATCGCCTCGACGAACGCCTTCGTCGACCAGAATTACGTCCCGGATACGGCCGACGGGCCGCAGGTTTCCGCCAGTCCGTTCGCCACGGCCTACCCGGCCTGCGTGGCCCTGTTCCAACAGCGGCTTGTGGCCGGCGGGGCCAACAGTGAGCCGCGCACTTTCCACGGAAGCCAGACGGGCTTCTACAACAATTTTAATCACTGCAAGCCGCTCAAGGACGATGACGCTTATGAGCACACGCTCGCCTCCGGATCGGTGGACCGGATCACCTGGATTATGCCCTTCGGCGATCTCCTGATCGGGACGGCCGGGGCCGAGCATCTGGTCCAGGGTCAGAATGGCGGGGCGGTCACGAGCAACGCCACGGCCAAGCCCCAGAGCTATTGGGGTTCGGCCGCTGTGAAACCCATCGTCGTCGGCAACTCAGTTATTCATGTTCAGCGGCAAGGCTCCCGGGTCCGCGATCTGTTCTACTCCCTGGAAAAGGACGGTTACGCCGGGAACGATCTGTCCCTTCTGGCCAACCATCTGTTCGACGGTCACACCATCGTCTCCTGGGCCTACCAGCAGGAGCCGGACAGCACCATCTGGGCCGTCCGCGACGATGGGATTCTCCTGGGTCTGACCTATCTCAAGGAGCACGACATCTGGGGATGGCACGTTCACGAGACGGAAGGGCTGTTCAAGAGTGTCTGCGTCGTCCCCGGAGACGGGGAAGATCGGGTCTATTTTATCGTGGACCGGACGGTGGGCGGCCTGACGAAGCACTACCTGGAAGTGATGGTCGAAAAGTGGCGGGGCGACGACGGGATCAAGAACGCTTTCTTTGTGGACTGTGGCTTGACCTACGACGGCGCGGCGACCACGACGATTTCCGGCCTGGATCATCTGATCGGTCTGGGTGTCGTCGCTCTGGCGGACGGGACGCCGGTCTACGATCTGACGGTGAGCGTCACCGGGACCGTGACCCTGCCCTTCGCGGCGGAACTGGTGCATGTCGGCCTGCCCTATACGGGTGTCCTGGCGCCGCTCCCCTTTGAGACGGGCGAGACGGGCAACACCGCCCAGGCGGCGATGCGTGGCTTTGGAGAAGTGATCGTTCGCTTACTTGATACCGTGGGCGGGAAGGTCGGGCCGACAGAGGCCAAGGCCGACCCCTTGCGGTTCACGCCGGAGTCCTACGATACACCCATCAAGCCTTTTACCGGGGACAAGCCGATCATCATGGCGGCGGCCACCGGACGCGACCTGACGGTCTACGTCGTCCAGGAAAGTCCCCTGCCCATGACCGTTCGTGCTATCGTGGCCAATGTAGAGATCAACTTTCCGGATCAGCAGGGGAGGTAGCCCATGCATATCGCGCTTATGTGGATCGGACTTGCCCTGGGGGCTTTCTCCACCATCTCTTCGACGGTGGCCGCCTACCAAGCCCAGGATGCTCAGAACAAGCAGCTTGAATATCAGGCCCGCGTTGCGGAGAACAACGCGATGGCCATGGAATACGAAGCCAAGGAGTCCGAAGCGGACGCGCAGCTTAAGGCCGAGGAGCAACGGAGAAAGACCCGGATGGTTTTGGGGCAGCAACGGGCGGCCCAGGGCGCATCGGGGCTCCTGGTTGATTCCGGGTCGTTTGGCGAACTTACGCTCGACACCATCGAATATGGAAAATACGACGAACTGGCCATCCTCCACGAAGGCGATATGGATGCCTGGCGGTACCGGACTCGCGGAGCCGGCTTCACCAACCAGGCCAGTCTCTACCGAGCCCAGGTCAGCAGTCCTTCTTCAGCCGCGCTCGGCACGTTCATCTCAAGCGCCGCCGGAGTCGCCGGGAACGCATACATGATGATGCGCGGTCCGTCGTCCAACCCCATGGGCGGAAGCACGTCGGGCAGCGGTGGCGGTTTCGTAAAATCCGACTACGGCTACAACCGGACTCAGTTTGTTCACTAAGAGGTAAATTATGCCCCTTAATGTTCCTCTGCGCGTCTCCAACAAGGCTCAGCCTTACGCGCCGGCCGCCGAGCGGAACGGCCCGCTTCAGATACCCTTGCAGTCCACGGACGTGCCGGTTGGCGCGTTCGGGATGAACAAGGCCAAGGCCCTCGCGGACTTCGGTCAGCAGGCGGGCCAGGCGAGCAAGGTCATGCTGGCCATATCCCAGAAGCTCCAAGAAGAGCGGGACGATGCCTGGTCGGATCAGCAGTTTTCCTCGTTCCTGGACTGGTCGAGCGACTATTCGAACAACCCGGACTACGGGGTCTATTCCAAGAAAGGCGAGAACGCTCAGAACGTCGTCCCCACGGCGGCTCAGGATTACGACAAGAAGATCGACACGTTTCTTTCCAAGGCCCCGAGTATGCGGGCGCAACAACTCCTCGAAGCCAAGGTCCGGCAGGCCCGGAACGCGGACATGGGCATGTTCGCCCGGCACTCGGCCAACGAACTCAAGGCTTGGCGCCTGGAAACGAAATCGACAGCGGTGGACAAGGCCATTGACGGGATGATGTCCAAGTGGACCGCCAACCCGGATGAGCTTGAGGCTATGTATGCCGAGCAGGTCGGCCCGCAACTGACGGACCTTTCGGCTATGACCGGGAAACCCGTCGAGACTCTGGAATACGAGACGAAGGGCAAACTGTTCGCTTCCATCGTGGAGATGAATGCCGACTCAGATCAACTGGGTCGGGCTTCGTCGCTTCTGAGCCGGTGGAAGGATTTCATCCCGGCCAAGCTGCAAGTCAAACTTCAGAGCCACATCAAGGCTCGCGGCGAAGCCGGGGCGGAGAGGGGCCGGGCGGCGGCGGAACGGAACGCTTTGGAAAACAACTATGTGATCGGGAATCTTCAGGGGACGAGCATCTTCAACCAGACGCAGTTCAGTCCGGACGATCCGAACTACCTTTCCCCTTCTCAGGCGACCCAGGCGATTCTGGCCATGGACAAGGGGGATAAGAAGAGCCATCAGGTGGCCCAGGCGACCTTGAGTCGCTTTAATGCCATGATCTCGGCCCAGAAGATGCAGGAGGAAGAAGAGTTCAAGACCGGGCTGTCCACGGCCTACGACGCACTTTCCTCGGCGGCCAA